GAGATATTAGTCATGTCCAGAGGTGCAGGAAAGTTAAAGTCATCTTGTTTAATATCAAACAAAGTCTTACCTGTATTTCCTACTGGCATATCAAACCAATTCTTTGCCACTAAAAATTTATCTACATCATCGTGTTTCCAGTTTAGAGAAGCATAGATAGCAGACCTGCGACTGCCTCCCTGCATAACCTTCTGACCTATGGAATTGATCATCTGCATCTTGGGTATAGGACCAGAAGCAATTCCTCCTGTACCCTTCAAGGTCTGTCCTTCTGATCTATAGATGGAATAGTCTATACCAATCCCACCGCCTGTCATAAGACAGGACTCAGACTTCCAAGACAGGTCAGCCCAATCTTCTCTGGTATCTTCCTCTGCTTTAAGAAGATAGCAATTATTAAAAAACTTCTTATCTCTACCTGCATAATAGAGATAACGTCCACCTGGAATAAATCTTAAATTAGAAATATGATCTATCAGAGATTCTTTCTCATCCTTGGTAATCTTATCCTGACATACATCCTCCACCAATATACATGCCAACTCATGAAATGTTTCTGCACCTTCATGAGAATATTTAGTATAGAATATATCTTCGCTAAACTTTGATCTGAATTGTGGATTTCTATTTGATTTGAACATGCCTACCCCTCTCTATTAAATCATTAAACAATTCCTGTTGAGCATCTTTATCTGGATATTCTAATTCTAATAACATTTCAGCATAGTGAATTACTTTCTCAATATCTTTCTTTCCTTCTCCCTTCTTATTATGTCTGGTAATATACTTTACAATGTTAGCTTCACATGTATTTAATTTATTCAGTTGACAATAAACAGTAGGCTGGATGACACAATCTTTGTAATGATCTCCACCTACTTGTCGGTTTAAAGAACTAGAGTAATGATTGAAATCTTCTTCGGACATCTTCTACATCTCCTGATTTAATGGATTCATATGCAAATATTCTTATCCTAGTAGGATCAACTTTTGCATAATGACAAACAGTTTCAAAATCTTCGCATGTTGCCCCAATAGAAGAAAAAAACCAAGCATTAGCTTGATCTCTTTGTGTTTTTATTGCAGTAGTTTCTTCTTTAATTTTAGGTTTACATACATCTAGAAGAGCTTGTAAAATAACCGAAAGATATAATGTACGATAAGAATCTTTTTCTGTTAAATCATATAAAGATTCAATTGAAACATCAGAGGAAACAGTCATGATTACTTAGCTCTTGTACCGGCCTATAAAATTTACCTCCTATATAATTATTATAGTAGGCCGCTTCATCTTCTGTTCCCTCCAAAGTTGTAGTTAATACATTATGTTTCATTTGATAGTAGCATTCATAATATCTTAAACTTCTTTTATTTTTAAACTCTGCCAGAATTTCAAATACAAAATGTTTCTTACCTGTCTTCTTAATATCCTCAAGCAAATGTTTACTTGATCCCATATAAGTTTTCCAGTTTGATTCTGCTTTCTTCTTTCCTTTTCTATAATTAAAATATTGCTTGCATCCTATGTAAGCCTTCTTGGTTTTTATATTAGTTATGATATAGACAAATCCAAACTGGGATAGATCTGGCTTCTCTTTAAACTTCCAATGCATTTACCAAGCTACTTCAGGAACATCAGGTTCTTTACCTATTTGAACCATGTGTCTTTTTCCATTTGCATATTGAAATACTCTTATACCTTGCCCTTGATTAGCATCTGCCCAGCATTCTTTCTTATGTCCACAATAGATGCAGCCAACTGCAAGTTTAAGATTACCAGACTTGCCGTCAGGAACTCCGGGATAACATCTCTCAGGGATATCAGAATTATCTACCATCTTTTTAAGATATTTAATTCTGGTTTTAGCATTGATCATTTCCATTGGATGTAATGATGTCAAACAGATCTCTCCGGTAGACTTATCAATGGCAAGAAATGCAGCCTCATCTATATTATTAGCCTCTGCATAGGCAGATATCTGTGAGATATAACCGAAAGGATCATCTGTTATAAGAGTATTATTTTTAAATTTCTGAAAGCTTCGGCCTGAAGCACTCTTACAATCAACCAGAACCCCATCTATTACAGCATCTTGATGTCCCTTAACTCCCTCTACTTCGACTTCTTTTTGCTGCTGTTCGACTTTATGTCCTGCAATCGAAGAACATAATAACAATAATTCTTCAAGAATGTAACCGTATAAGAATTTAATTCGGGTACTAGGGGTAAGAGTTTCGCCCTTTCTTTGACTGTTAACATTGTACCAGAGTTGTCTGTCTGGTTTCCCTATAGCTGATAATCTCAGGTGTCCGTTGGTTGCAGGTTTTTCATAAAGAAATTCTTTGATATGAACTTTAATCATATCTCCAAAAATATCAATATACTTATCTACTTCTTCCTCACTCATCTTGATAGGACTAAGAGAAAATAAATTATATATATCTTGTACTAGTGTATCAATTTTTTTCATATAAAAAAGTGAGGGTGGTTAGTGGGCCTTTCATATACTCTAGCGTTTACTAACCACCCTCCAAGTCTCCTTTAGGGGTTGTTAAGAAGCAAAGGGAATTTCTTCAGCTTCACTTACATATCCACCAGGCACAACATCAAAGGTTGTATCTTCGGGAAGGTATTCGATTAAGTCTACTACCTGAACTTTATTTAACCATCCTTTAGTAGCTTCCTCTCCGGTTTGTCGACTCACATATTTGGATGGGCGGTAACTAACATTGACCTTAGAACCATTACCAATAAGCTTATCTCTGGAAAATGGATTACGATCAGCATCAACAATCTCTACTATTCGAGGTGCACCATTGAAATCAGTTGTGGACTGAGTTAGTTTAACATAATGACCTGGAATTTTATCATGACCATTACGAACATTCAGACCTTCAGCCTCTGCCAGTTTCTTATTCTTGGCATCGAGATTTGCAACATTGATGATCCATTCACCTTCAGGTTTAAACATTGTGCTGGGTTTCGTTATCCATGCAAACCATGCTTCACCTGAAATCACACTATTTTTTGTAGCCATTTGTATTCTCCTTAAAAATTTGTTTAAAGTTGTTATTTAACGATACGTTTAAAATTGTGTCTGTTATCTTTCTCCTTTTCTAATTGTTGTCGAATTATAGCATATAGTAATTACTTAGTCAAGCTCTTTATTAATTGAACAAAAATAAAGATTTAAACTGTCTATCATGCAAAGATTCATATTTAATTTTAGGTACTTGTTTAATAAGTTCCTGAATAAATTTCTTAGTATATTTTTTCTTGGCTAACTTTCTATCAGGATATATCATTGTTACTCCTTCATCAACCTTTCTTAATATAACTATGCCTTCCGTATTTTGAACAACCAGTTCTCCTATATGTCCATCAGGATCAGGCACCAGAATAACAAAGTTCTCTACACCTACAGGACTAGCCTTACCAATCAGACCAGTACCTCTAATTCCTATAGTGGCAGTAGGAAGATCAAGGGTCATCAAGTCTGGACCTAGTTTAGCTATGGTGCCACTGATCATTCGGAAGGCTCCCTTAACTAATTTAAGATCTATAAAGCCATCCTTCTTTACCGGATCAAAAACTAAATCAAGTATGTATAGATCAGCGAACTCTCCAAGATTAATATAGGAACCATCCACAAGTCTAAGTTCAATAGCTGATTTTTGTTTGGTTATAATTCTATCATCTCTGAACAACCAATCTTTATCTGAGAGTTTTAATGCATGTCCTTCCCTTATTAATAGAACGGTCCCTTCAGTAGCTACTATTTTAGCTACCTTGTCAGAGGACCATGCAGGAAAGGTCCATAATAGTAATAGAAAAATTAATGTGTCTCTGCCCATGTGTTTCCTACTTTATATTCACAATCGAGTGGACACTTCATATTGAGTGTCTGTGTCGTTTCCTGCATAGCTTGCTTGGTTATCCATCCAAAGCTTTCTATGTCTTGCTTTGCTACTTCAAATTGATATTCATCGTGAACAGAAGCTACAAGTCTGGCATCTATACCTGACTTACGAATCCGTTCATCTATATGTACAAGCCATTGCTTACAGATAATTGCACCAGCCCCTTGAAGAAGGGTATTAAGGCTGGCATGAGGTGATCTGATATGTAGCTGCCTACCATCTAAACCTTTAACTGTACCGGACTTCGATGCTTCAGTAATATTATCCCTTAATCTTTTTAAATTAGGCATATTTTTTAAGAAGTTACTAATTAAAGATTGTCCTCTCTTGGCACCAGCACCTACTACCTTACCTATTTTGGAAGGTCCGGCCCCATAAAGAAAGGCATAGATGAATGTCTTGGCTTGATCCCTTGTCTGCAACCCAGCAGCTTTCTGATTGGCAGTATGAACATCACCTGTAAGAACTTCATGAGTAAATCTTTTATCATCCATGTAATGAGCAAGACATCTTAACTCTAGGCTACTGGCATCTGTACCTATCAAGACATGGGTATCTGGATTAGATACTCTCCATAGTTCCCGACACTCTTTACCGTAAGGACTATAGACGGCTGGTACTTGAGCCATATTGGGACTGTGATGGGCCATCCTCCCTGTAATGGTACGTAAGGTTAGTACCCTGCCTCTAACCCTCTCATCCTCATCACACTCCTGTATCCAGGATTTAAGTAATCCGGCACGTTTCTGTAAAAGGAAATACCGACTGAACATCTTAGCTTCTTCCATATTTATTTTCTCAAGAATTTCTTCAGAGACTATGATACTTCCTTTATCAGTATAGTGTTTAGGCTTCCAATCAAG